TTGATTATTAATCGCTCTGTCGTAGAAAATGATGCGAAGGCTAGAGAAGATGATCCTGTAGAAACAGCTCTTAGTTATCAATTATTCCACCAATTAACTCACTTAACTGTTGATAAAAATTGTTTACAACATGATGACAGATTAGATGCTTTAGCTGGAGCTATCCAATACTGGAATGAGTCACTTGCTATAGATGAAGACAGAGCCATCAAAGAACGAGAGTCAGAACTCTGGGATCTCGAATTGGCTGCGTACAAGGGGGATATTGAGGGCCTTCTCGACTCGCAAATACTTGGGGTTCCTCTTGAGAAAATCCAAAAAACAAAAGCAGGGGCAGGAACAAATTGGATGCGAGTCGTGGGTCATTAAAAAACCAAGGGCTTGGGTTGTTCGTATCCCTGGTTCTTTTGTTGGCTATAGCGTCCAAGATGGAGGCGGCGGATTCCAGACCATTGTTATTGCCGAGAATGTTGAAGCCGCATGGACAACAGCAATGGACACTGATTCGTGGGAAGTTCTTCCCTTTGATGTAGAGGGAATGGAGTGTTTCCCTAAAGATCCACTCTTGAAATAGTTATTAACGCCAATTACGTGGTTTCATTTGGGCTACTTGTTTTTCAAGGGCATTCACCCTGTGGAATAACTCACGGATATCTCTTTCTTTCCTGGAACTATTGTTTCCAACAGCCATTACTACCGTGGTCGCTGCTACACCAATGAGAGCTGCCCATAATTCATTCATTTATGCCCCTCGACCAGATCTGTTACCAGAGCTATAGCCACGTCCTGATCCTCCACCTTGACTTTCTTGTTGGATTTCTAGTGAGTTATTTCGTGAATCACTTCGTATGTTCTCTAATGTGTATTCATGATCGATTTCTCTCATTGCTAACCAAGCACTATCTGATCCGTAATGGGTTCCTGAATGACCAACATCAAAATTTGCTAGGTTCCAAAAATTCTGTTTCTTTGATAGATCTGGTTTGGTTGGTTCGCTTCCCCATCGGCCTCCTCTTTGAGTTTGAATAGCAAATGTTCGTCCACTTAGAGAGTCATAACGTCCATCATCCGAGGCGAATGGATTTGTCATTCGTCCTTCTTCTGTGGATTTCTGTTCTGCTGTTTGCCAATGCTTCCATGTAGATGGATCATCTTTATCGTATTTAGCTTTAAGAAATCCAGGGGCACACATATTAGTAATAAGAGACTTTGATTCAGTTTATCGCTAATGTTGTCCTGTGTTTCTTTTTATTTATGACAGACCAACAGACCGTTCCTCCTTCAGACAAGAAGGAAGAAAAGAAAAAAGGTGTAATGAATAAAATTCAAGAGATGACTCCTGACAAGGATGAACAGATCGCCTTGGTCGGAGTAGCAGTAAGACTTGGCATCGTTGTATGGTCAGGCTTCTGTCTTACTTTGGCGTACATAGATCTGCCAGGATTTCCCAAACAGACCTTTGATCCCACGTTCATTGCTTCGATCTTTACATCTACCCTCACTACTTTTGGCGTGCAGGCTGCAAATAAAAAGGGCAACAATGGAGTTAGCAAGGAGGATTTGGAGAAGGCAATGTCTGCAAATAAGGCAGGTGCAGGTGAACAGGTTATTCGTATTCAGACCCCATTAAAAATTCAAACTCCTGAAGGAGAAGTAGTTCAAGTAATTGAAACTCCACCTACTCCACCTAAAGAGGAAGTATGAAAAAGCTTTTAGTTTTATTGTTACTGCTTGGTTCACCAGCTAAAGCAGACATAACCCATGCCATAACCACAAGCACTCAGTTAACAGTTAATGCCGCTGCTACAGCCGCAGAACGCATTGGCTCATCTTTCTCAGTATCAGGATCAAACATTGACACCACGGATGGCACAACTGCGGGAACCGTCTCAGCAGGGACAATTACGAGTGGCGTTTATTCGCCTGGGACGATTGCTGCAACCCAAGATAATCCAGGCGCAGCGTTTTCCTACAGTGCGAGCTATCTACAAGGCGATGCGGTTCCCACATCAGCCCCATCGGTAGGCGCAGTAGGCAACTTTAGTGATGTAACTTCTACTGCTGCTGGTACTGCTGGCTCATTAGCGGGCACAATTACCAGTCAAGGTGTATTTACGATTACAGCAGGTGGTGCTGGTACTTCTGCTATTGGCAGTATGGAAAGTGCTTTAACTGTTAAGTAATGAAGCGGCTTCTGCCACTGTTATTACTTATAAGTTCCCCTGCTTATAGTATACCTGTTGTACCTAACTTCACTCAAGGAAGTATGCAAAGCACAACTCGTACTGTTTCAACAGTCGTAGAATCTATAGTATCAAAAGATTATAATACGGGCTCTCAATATACATTGACTGGTAGCAATTTAACTATTAATGGATCAACAATTTCTCCTAACAGTACCTCCGTAACAGGCAACGTTGATGGATCATCTCAAACATGGACTGGATTAGATCTCAATTCAAGGCCAAACGTCACTATCACAAATGGGGGTCAACCCTTCCAGTACACAGAGACGTATCGTGGCCCTGGTCTGTCAAACATGACGACCATAAACCGAACAACAAATATAGAAAGTACTACAGAAACTGTCTCAGTATTTGCACAGTAGCTCTCTTATATGGAGGGAGTGCCGCAGCACAGACCAGTTCCACGGCAGCTCCCGTAGCAAATAGTAGTGGAAGTGTGACCAATATGGGAATACAAAATCTACCTGGAAACAGTGTTACGAATCACTACGGAGGAAACATAATATGCCAAGGTCCAATGTTAACTATCTCTCCATTTGTTACTGACTCACATACATATAGTACGCCTAGAGAATACTGGTATGAAAACCCAAGTTACAATGATGATGGGAGCTTAAGCCACTATGTTAATACTCGTACTGGGCAGAAAGATAACTTTGCTTTAAATCTAGGAGTGTCTGCTAATTTCTCAATTCCATTAGATAATTCATTACAAAGAAGATGTAAACAAGCAGTAGATAAGCAGCTTGCTTTACAACAAGAGCTAATAAATTTTAAAAGATTAGATTTCGAGATTAGCCGTCTTAAGAATTGTGGAGAACTAATGCTTAAAGGGATTGAGTTTCATCCGAATTCTCAGTACTACAAGGTTTGTGAAGACGTAGTGATACGACCAAAGCCTGGGCAAGTCTTACCGCATAGACACACACTTAAACCTTTAGAGGTGGTAAGCCCTTCTTCTCCCGATAAGCGTTAGCTCTTTTTTCTGATGCAGTTAAGGGTTTAACTGGTTTACCTAAAGCTTTCTTTACTCTATTAATTATCTGTTTGACGATTGGTTTTACTACCTTAAGAAGAATTGGGGTTGCCAAAGCGGCAGAAGTGGCAATGAGAGTAATACCAGTAGTGCTAACAACTTGAGGAGCAGTTGGTATTGCATTAACTATTTGTTGTGTCGTTGTTAGTTTCTTGTATTGCGTAATGCACTTGTTCCCTATTAGTTGATATGCAATTATTTCTTTCCGTCCATCCTCGATTTTAGTTCCAATCTCCGCTGCTCCAGGTGGCGGGCAATCCTCGATCTTCTCGGCGGGAGGTGGGTCCGCTGCTGGGATGGGTGGTTGTGGATATCTTTGCTCCTCGTTCTTCGGTGGATATACAAGTTCTTCTGGCGTGTAATCCATTGCGTTGTAGCTTGGATACTCCGCTTGGCATAAGACAACATTTCCTTTTGGGTCGTTAGTTAGTAATGCACTATTTTCTCTTGAATCCTTTCTACTTTCAACACACCCAGGCATATCTATAATCGGGAACCCTAAGTTCACCGTTACTGGTGCTGGGACGTTAAGGGACTGAGGCTGCTGTATTTGCCATACTCGAATGACAGGAGTCTGAATTGGACTCACTCCGATCTTCGGTATGCTGCCCACTTAAAGGGGTAATTTTATGCCTTTTGGATTTGCAGTGGGTAGGGCAGGACTCGATAGCCCAGGTAGTTTTATGGATTTTGTGACTTGTTGAATTGCTTTATCCATCAAGGCATCCTTGTTCCCTTGGAACCAGAAGAATCCATACGCCCCGCCACCAAGAATTGCTATGACTCCAACGCCTGAAGCAATAGCAATACCATCAATGATTTTTCTCATAACGATTAATCAGCAGCTTCGGCTGTGTTACCTGCTGCTACCCATTCTAAGTATTCAGCATAATCTGCATTTGCTGTATCTTTTGGGATACTTATAGTAGGTGTAGATTCTTTGTCTCTTACACTTTCAATTGTTCTGCCGTTAACAACAGTGTTTTCTAATTTATATTTTGCCATAATTAAAGCTCCGCACTAAATTGAGTAACACCATTGTTAGACATGAGGCTGATACATTTATTATCTTGAATGCTAGTATGTCCTTTCGACATAAATGTAACATATCCAGAACTTATACCTACAAGAGTAGGATCGGATGAACTGTTTGTATGATTATTAGATGGTTGGTAAGCAAGCCATTGCCCAGTGTGAGTAATGCTTGGATTTGCTCTTAATGGTACTGGAGTTGCATATGAAGCCATTACTTCAGTACCACTTGCTCCTCTGCCAGCACATACGTCACCATCAGTAGTTTTTATATAGTACCTCTGACACCTAGCTAATTCTTCAGCATACGATCTATGTTCAAATTCAGTAGCTGTACTTCCTACTTCTAATTGAACACCTGTAATTGCCCATGTTGCATCATTAGTTGTCCACCAAGTAGATGTATTATCTGGAGTCCTACTACCACTTGTGTAAGCAGCCCAAGTGTTTAAAGAACTTGAATCAGTTTTACTAGTACCTAAGAATTGCCACCAATAAATATACATACCAAGGTCATTATTATTATCCATTTGGATACTAGAGTTACCAGGAATTGACTTGGTTATTTTGGTCCAAGTATTAGCACTTAAAGATCCTGTTTCAAATGCGTACCGTTGTGCAGTACCATCATCAGTTTGAATATGTCCATAAAAATTCTGAGCAACACTAGATTTAACCCAAAAAGATAAGGTTATATAACTAGATGCTGAAGTGTAATCCCAACCTGAGTTAGCAATATCTTGTGCTTCTGGCAAATAAGCTATATAAGCATAATCATCCGCACCTGCACCAGAACTTTGATTACCATTTTGTACTTGATATGCTTTTCTAAAACCTTTAGCCCAAGGACCAGTATCACTAGAAGTTAACGATATTTGTGATTGAGTGCAGGCTTCATCTTCTCCAGTATGACTCGATTTAAATCTATCTACAGTCTTATAATTTGTACCTGTAGATGAGGTACCTCTTTGAGCTATATTAAATGCACCGTTAATTATTAAATTACGGAACGAAAGAGTATCTGAACTGGAGACTTCAGCCCATGTAAGACCACCTGCTGCACTTGACTTGGCTGTTAAAACATGATCATTAGTTGGTGAATTATCTACTTTTAAATTAGCTTCATCAACTATATTATCTGCAATGACTTGTGCTCCATCAGCGGTAGATGTAACTTCACCACTATGATTAGGGTGGACATAGTTATTTTCAAAAGCTGGAGGTGAGCCAGCTCCTGTAGAAGTTAAAACCTGACCATCAGTACCTGGTCCTACTGCAACTGGATTGCCGTTTGCGTCATAGGTAATGATTTGTCCATCAGTACCATCATTAAGACCTTTTAAATCGACTTTTGTTAATGCCATTAGATCCTCATGCAGTTTTGTTAGCTACTAAGAAAGCCTTATAGTCTGACTTTACTTGATCCGTCCACGCTGCGTTACATATAGCTTGAACATCGGCATCTTCTCCAGATATATCAGCAGCTACTAGGTTATCACTTGCATCAAGTGTTCCTGGTGTTAATACTTTTCTATGGAATGAACGGCTAAGTTCTGTACCATCTTCTTTAATGACGGTTGCAGTTCTTACCTGTATGTTCCATTTTCTAACGACTTCAATCTTGTCGTTTTCGGTTGTTTTTGTTAATGCCATTTAGGATTAATCTCCGATTAAAACAGGTTTATGGCTTAGTTTAAAGACTTGCTAACGGTCTTATTGTTATACCCGATAAAATCCTTGAACAATTAAATTGTGTCCAACAGGAGTCGCTTCACTACTATAAAGGACACTACCATTTCGCTCATAGAAGTTTATAACTCCACCTGTTATATATAAATCTATCTCTTTACCATCAAACATATCCTGAGAATAACAAACATAAGCACCAGCTTGTGGATGAGAAGTATCAGGCGTATAAGGTAATCCTCCTATTTTTAAATGATTAGATCCAGTTGTACCTGAAGCAGTTAAAAGATATAAGCTAAAGAAAACACGATTACCTATCTTTGTATATGAACCATCTTGCGATGTATAACCTATTGAACTAAGTCCATTATTCCAATCTGGCGTGAATGTCCCTTCTTCATAATCATCAAAAAGCTCTGAAGAACTACCACTAGCATCTGAAGTTGCCGCAAAATTTATACCATGTCCAGAAGTTCCTATTACTAGGTCTCCATCAGAAATAGTAAGGTTGTTGGTACCGCCTGTTGTTATGTTCGCATTGGTAGTAGTAAGGGTTTGATTGACCGTAGTGTTACCACTGGAGTCAAACGTCAGAGCATCATCTCCAGAGGTATCTTGGATTTTATTTACTTTGAGAATACTCATGGCTTCGGATTGTCAGATTTTACTTTGGCTACTGCATCGACCCATGTAGTAGTTCCATTCTTTTTATCCCAGTACTGCATATCTAATTGATCTCGTATTGAGGGATAAGCATTAACTCTTTTACGAGCATAATCTTTAGCATCGAAGTCATCTTGTAACTTCTTAAGTCCTGCGTTTACATCTGCTTCTGAAGGTTTAGCACCTCCATCATGTACGACTAGGTTTGCATAAACTTTGTTTTGAGAGTCAGACCACCCGAACCACTGTCCAGTACGAACTGTTACTAAATAGTCTTCAATGTGATCTGCTCTGCCTGTTTTAAAATCCATGTTATGTATCTCCTAATCGTATGAAAGTTGCATAACAAGCATTAGCTGCTGTGTAACCTTGGTAAGTAGGATTAGCTTGATTTTGTACGCTTAACTGGAATTTTACATTAGCTGTATCAGTACAATCTA